CTTATATGGAGTGCGTTGGCACTCGTGGGGTCCAGTATGTGATATTTGGTCGTGAGGTTGCTCCCACGACTGGGACACCGCATTTGCAAGGCTACATGCAAGTTAATCATAACAAAGTCAAGAGGTTGAATGATGCTTTCGCATGCAAGAAGCACATTTTGGCAAAGGGGAGCTACCAGCAGAACTATGAGTACTGCACTAAGGGTGGAGACTTCTACGAAGCAGGAGATGCAGACAAGCAGCACAAGGGACATTCAGGTCAGGGGAAGAGGAGTGACTTGGCGGCCTTGCAGGCCGCGATCAGAGATGGGCAGAGCTATGATCAGATTTGTGATGAGCATTTCGAAGATGCAGCTAAGTATAATCGTTTTATTCGGGAACAGATTCAAAGGCGCGATACGAACGCGGAGCTGACCTCATTGCGCGAGGCATACGAGAGTGCATCCTTGCGTCCATGGCAGGAGGCATTGGTTGCCATTGTGCAGGAGGATCCGAATCCTCGGAAGATCCACTGGATCTGGGAGGACCAGGGGAACACGGGCAAGAGCTGGATGACCAAGTATCTTGCGGCGATGCACGGGGCTTGCATCATGACCGTGGGGAAGAAGCAGGATATGTCATTCCTGTATTCCAAGAACCCATCCAAGGTGGTCGTGTTCGATTTGAGTCGGACTACTGCCCCTGGGGAGGGTCGGGAGCATTTCCTGGACGGGGCCTACTCCCTTGCCGAAGACCTCAAGAATGGGATGGTGACGAGTTACAAGTACGAGTCGACGACTGTCTTGACGACGGGTTGTCATGTGATTTTCTTCGCCAACTTTCTACCTGATATGACCAAGTGGTCTGAGGACCGCTATGCAATTAAGCGCATTTAAAAGTCTTTGTAATAAAGACGCAACGTGATTGCACAACTTGCCACATTGTCTGTCTGAAGTGTTCCATAAGAGTCATAAGGGATGACGTAGATACCGATAGGATTGTTAACAGGATCTGCATTTACATCATTGTACTGAATAGGGCGAGAATTCTTTCTTTTGATCTTGATCTTGATGAACTTGTGACACTCCTTAGAGTTAGCGGCTGCGGCAACGCCCCAGCCACAGAAGCCTTTCTCGTTTGTAAACACTCGATCGTAGTAAGCACGTACTCCTTTCTCATTATCTATCATAGCACAAATAGTATTTCCATTGGCAGAGCCAGAGTTATCAGCCCTAAAAAGGTCTAAGTTGCCATTAGTAGTTACAACTCCATTAAAAATCTTAGGGACTCGAGCCACGATGACTCGGTACATTAGATTGGGACGATCATTCTTGTTTGCTAACCAGAGCCTAGCAACCATCATAGAAGGATTGATTTTATCACCAATTCTTTGGTGGGAAGAAGTACCCTTGTCGATAGACGACCATGGAGAGAATATAAGACCAATTTGATTTGTAGTTGGGCCTGCACCATATCCTACATCATGGTATAGCTGGGCGTTTTCTGCGCCGATCTGGAAGAACTTCGTCTCCACTGTCTTGTTCAGAACCCTCTTCACTCGACTCTGAAAGGTCTGTCGACCCCTCCGATTCCCATACTTCGTACGACGACTCCGATAATTCCTCCGGCTGTATCTCTTTCTCTTCAGGTAAGGCATTCATCCACGTTAAACACTAAAACGGGTTTAACTTATATAGTAAACTGAGTTTGACCAGTGCCGGGAAGTGGGGGGTAATATATTGACCCCCACTTCAGGACAACCACCCTTTAATCACAGCTCCTCAGTTAGAACGGGTTTAACTTTATTTTTTTTTTATTTTTTTAAACCCTTCCCAAAATAGACCGGAGGGTATATATACCTTCTCCAAACTAGTTTTGGCCATCCACAAAAGCCATGGCACGCTATGGGTATGTCTTTACCGTGAATAATTACACAGCCGCTGATGAGCGTGCTTATATGGAGTGCGTTGGCACTCGTGGGGTCCAGTATGTGATATTTGGTCGTGAGGTTGCTCCCACGACTGGGACACCGCATTTGCAAGGCTACATGCAAGTTAATCATAACAAAGTCAA